GCACTCAGACCAAGATTATCTTTTAGTTCCTCTACTCGGCTGATGCCTCTATCTGCACCTGCCTTGCGGATTTCCGTAATGTGGATTACGTCGTATGCAGTGAGCGGATTTTCTTTCACGCCGTCAATGATGTATTGGAGTTTTCTGTCGCCAGCCCTGCGATTAACATGTACGCGCATTGGGTCTAGAACTACAAGATTTTCTACGTTGCCGCTTTCGTTTCTGAAAATGCGAATAAACGCATTGCCGTCAAGAAGCAGTGAAATTAAAACTTGCTGATAATGCTCAGAGCGAAGTAGGTCAATGTCTGGCTTATCAACCCATGTTGGCTTTGGTCGTAATGGAACGCGCTCACCATTGATGCGCTCAAAGGCATCTATTGGAAGCGTTGCAATAGTGTCAGAAATCAGCAGAACGCAAGCAAAGAATGCGTTAATCCGCATTGCGCTTTTCTGATCAATGTTTTCGCCAGCCTGCGTAGTTGTAGCAAACGTGTCGCCTGCACCCCAGATGGACTGAAAACTAATTGCGCGTTTCTCTGCCGCGCTTGGTAGAAGTCTGCCGAGCATTAATCTCCAACCTCAAAAGCAATACCTACAAGCAACAAGGAAATGCCTGCCGCAATTATCCCCAATGGGGGATAGATCAATCCTAACCCAATGGCAATAAGACTTGCGCCCAATAATTGTAGCGTGAGTGTTATCATTTCTCTCCTAGAATGAATAGAACTGCGGGATTGCTTGTTCTTCTCTGCTTACTGTAGCCCTGTCAAATGCGATAACGCTTGCAACAGCCGCGTCAATCTTTCTTGGTGAAGCCCTGTGTTCTTTAACAATTCTAGGTCCTAACCGATCTGTTTTGACAACAGCGTTATCAATGTGGCGAGCAAGTAATGGATTTCCGTCGTGAGTTAATTTGTCACCTGTCACTGCATCATAAAACTTGGCGCACGCTGGAACCATGCGCGCTGCAGAAGTAGATGGCCATTCCACAATAGGCAAGCCATGAGCCTCAAGCACTTGCATTGTGCGTTGCCAGCGAAAAGGGTCGCAAGCAATTTCCTGTACGTTAAAGTTTCTGCAGGTCTGAATAATTGTGTCTTCAACATCTAGGGCATCTACGCGCCAATCGTCATCATCATCAGGCTGCTTTTCCCAAGCCTTAATAAGAAATACGTGAGGATTTTCCTCAACTGTTACTCCAATGACCACGCTGGCATCTCCAGAGAATGAGCCGTCAAATCCTAAAACGATTGGCGTATCAGCCGTTATTTCTTTTTGCGCTTCCAACTTTTCCCATTGTCCATTTGGCAGCCATGCGATATTTGAGGACACCCACTGATTGCAGCGCTTAGTTCTGAACTCTGCTTCGGTTGTGCGCTTGACGGCGGACTCAAAATCTTTGGGGTCATTTAGATCGCCGAATGCAGGATTAGCCGCTTTCCAAGTTTCAATATCGTGATGGTCAGAATCTGCTTGTGATTCCCACCAAGCCATAAAGAAACTAGGGTCATCTATTTCTTTATTAGCGATGCGCTTGCCGTATTGATAAAGCCAGTATGCGATTGAGTCTTGACCAGTGTTATCGGACTTTACTCCCGCCGTTGTAATACCAATCAAGATAGGTTCGCGACGCGCACCCATACCAAGTGTCATAACGTCAAAGAGTTCTCTGTTTGGCGTAGCGTGCAATTCGTCAAAGATAACGCAAGTAGGGGATAGACCTTCTTTTGAAAAAGCCTCGCTAGAAAGCACTCTGTAAACCGAACCAGTTGATGGCATTTCGATTGCGTCACGATACACATTACAAAGTTCGGCTAATTCAGGTTCGGCTTCAATCATTCGCTTAGCGTCACCAAATACAATTCGCGCTTGGTTTTTGTCGGCTGCACAAGAATAAACTTCGCCGCCCTGCACTCCCATAATTAGCGACCAAAGCGCAATGCCTGAACCTAGCGCCGATTTCCCGTTCTTTCTCGCCATTCCTACAAGGGCGGTTCTATGTCTTAGCGAACCGTCTGGATTTACAGCAAAGATGTGATTAAGTAATTCCATTTGCCAAGGGCGTAGGTGTATCGGGTCGCCTGCATAACCTGCAACAGTTTCTTTGGTTTGCATCGCAAAGGTATTAATAAATTGAGATACCTCCCAGCCGCGTGAGTTTTTTAGGCTTGCGGCTGGAACTGGTGTGACTATCGCAGGTGTAAAAATCTTACTTTTTACTTTCGTCAATTTTTGTTCTCAACTCCTCTAACTTAGTTTGCCGCTTTACCTCAGCAATACCTAATCGGCTTCTGTCTGTCGGACTGAAACCAAGCAGCGATAGATTAGCGACTAGTTGCTTTTCAAGATTGCGCAAGGCCTTTCTATCCTCTGGCCTGCCATCTCTAAATACCGTTACTCTTAAACTCCAGCGCTCGTCAATCAGTTCGCTTGTAATCATTACTAATTCAAGGTCGCTCTCTGGCGATAGCCATGTGTTGGCCATGCCCCAGATTCTGTCCCAGAACTGCTTGCCAGTTTGTCCTAGAGGTCTTGGTGGTTCTATTTCTAATCCGACTGGTCGCACTAATTCGATTGTGTTTTTAGGTAATGGTCGTTTTCCAACATTCCCAGCGAGTCGCTTTTGCTCAATGGGCTTTGGAGGTCTGCCCCTCGGAGCCATTGTTACTCCTAGTCAGATGGAACCCATCCATTATTAAAGTTTGCTTGCGAGTTTCGCTTCAAACTGTTGCCTCGGTCTAGCAACCGTTCAACTTCCTCATCATCCATGCCGAGCCGTCTTGCAATCTCATCACCCTGCAGCCCAAACTTATTGTGCAGTTCCTCTACAATGTCGGCCATCTTTAATACGTAGTGGCTGCCACGCGCTCTATTGTGCCTAATGGTGGCCATACGCGCCACGTCAGGCGCTGTTTCTCGCAGCCGTACTACTGGAACCACCCCGTCAGTCAAAGCGCGGATATCGGCATCCTTTGAACCTAGTGTCCAGCGATGAAAGCCATCAACAATTTCGCCAGTAGGGTGCGCGACTATTGGTTGAGTCCAGCCATTTTCTAGAATTGAAAGTTTTAATAGTTTCATTTCAGGTGGCGCTACGTGATTCGGATTGTATTCATTCGCAAATAAGGATTCTGGTTTTACCCATTCAACATTTGATAATGGTTGCTGTTCTAGTGTCATGGTAATAACTGTTCCAATCTGCCCTGTTTTGTAATCATGTCAATTTCTGCATTGTAGGCCGCTAGTTTTCTTTCAAACTCAACGGTTCCTTGATTTAGATAAATGGTTGTCTGCGTTCTGCGTGCCTTGGTATCGCCGCGCATTGCAATGCTTGAAATGCGACCCCATGAAATGCCAGTTAGTGGGTGCTTAGTTTTCTCGGCTATTGGTGTGCTGACTCTTTCGTAGTGCATATTAATTAAATGAGAAACCGAAGATGCTGCACCTTTTCTAACTTCTACGGGGTGCTTCATTAGTAACCATTCAATGTATTCAGGCCATGTGCTGTCAATGGGCTTCTCTGGTACGCCGCCAAATCCATAGAGTTCGGTTCGTGCGTAACGTGCGGCGGCTGCCACACCATGCGCTCTATCAATCATTCTGTCCCAGATATCAGGGAATGCTTGCGCGAAAACCCATAATCCGCCAAGCGGTTCTTCTCCAAATGGCGGAGCGCAACGCTGTTGATCTGGTCCAATGCCTAGCATTTCCATGTGGTCGTAGGCGCGGTTGTAATCCCATCCAAACTTTTGTGGCGCTGTCCATACGTCAACAGTTTGCCAATCATAAATTGGATAGCACTTAGCAAGGCCAGTTCCGTAGTTGATGATGAAGTTATCTATCTTCTTCATGGTTACAGCGCGGCGGCGCGTCATTGACTCTGATGCGCGGATGCCCATAAGAAAAGCAGTGTTATTGCCAGTTGCAAGTGTTGGCGCAAACTCAGCCCAACCCATTCGCTTTTCTTTTGGCAGGCCGTCAATAAGTGGATGCGATGTAATTGCTTCTGGGGGCAGTGGCCGTACCCATTTATCCTCATCGTCTTTATCCCATGAATACCAAGTTGGGTGCTTTCGTGAGCAAGCATTGCGTAGTTCAAGGGGCAGGCAGTACCACTCAAGTTTGATGCGAGGGTCTTTAGAAACCCTACGAACGTACTCCTCGGTTTGAAATGGGATTGCTTCTTCATCATAAAAAACTACGCGCAACGGTAAGCGATTACGTTCCTCTGCAACAATTAACGCAGTATTCAAAACGGCGGTGCTGTCTTTGCCACCTGAAAATGAAACAACAATTTCGTCAAACATGTCATAGATGTAGTTAATGCGCTGCATTGTCATGTCCCAGACATTGGTATCTACTTCTTGCGCCTTGCGTATTTTAGCCATTTTCAAATCCCACTGTTATTGTTTTAACTTTTGTGTATTCATTTAGTGCTTGAGCGCTTAGATCAACGCCAGTACCCGATTGCTTTCTTCCGCTATGCGGCAACTCTGGCGATTGCGCTAAGTGGCAGTTAATCCAAGACTCGCCACCTTGCATGCTGCTTGCGATGCGTAATGCATTTTCTATGTCAGAAGTCCAGACAGAGTTGCTTAATGCCTGCTCAGTGCTGTTAGCCAAAGTAATTGCTTCAGAGATAGTGGCCACTCTTTGAACGGTGAAAACTGGGGCAAACACTTCTTCTTGAATAATGGCGCTGCTATTGTCACTTACCCAATAAACTTGTGCTGGCACGTGGTATCCATCAGCATCACAAGTTCCTTGATGCCTATGATTCCAACTGGAGTTTGCCAGTATTGCTGCCAGCCTTTCTTTCTGATTAATGTTATTTAGTGGACCAAACTTACTTGCCTTTGTGTTGCGTATTTCTTTGATGAGTTTGTTTTCAAAATCTGAGCAATCGCCAACGGTAATAATTCTTGATGCTGCAGCGCAAGACTGTCCAGCGTTGTAAATCAAAGCCTCAACTAATTTGCGCGCCGTAAACCAAGGGGCGTCTGGCAAAATAATGCAAGCGCCATTGCCACCTAGTTCTAGAGAAACTGGCAAGTCAGGCCTAGCCTTTGCAATAGATTGACCAGTATTAACGCTGCCAGTAAAAGCAATCCCGTCTATGTCTGAAATGACAAGTGCCTGCCCTACAGTTTCGTCACCCGTCAATACGTGTAATACGTTAGGCAAAATGCGCGCTGCAATTTCAGCAACCATAACGGCGGTGTCTGGCGTGCTTAATGCAGGCTTAACAATCGCGGTATTGCCAGCCGCTAAGATAGGGGCAATGCGCCAAGCAAGCATCATCATCGGATAGTTCCAAGGCAGTATTACTCCCCAGCAACCAACTGGTTCGTGCATGACCATTGAGTAAGTATCTGGAATGTAAGTTCCAGCGCTTTGTGTCTGCATCGTGCGAGCAGCGCCAGCATAAAATCGAAACACATCAATAGCGCCAGCAACTTCTTTAAGTGATTGCGCTAAAGGCTTACCAGTTGAGTTTGATTCCGCCTTTGCTAATTCAACGGAATTGTTTTCTAATTCAGTCACAAACTCCAGCAAGCGCAATGATCTGAGCGCAGGCGTGTAATCTTTCCAAACCTGAAATCCAGCGCAGGCTTCACGTATTGACTGTTGCACAGTTTCGGAACTGGCATTGGTTACAGTTCCGCGCTTGTGTCCTGTTACTGGATTAAATAAATCAAGTTTTACCTGATCGGATACCTGTGTTCCAGATAGTACGCTCGAAAAATTGTTGCTAGATGTAGATCGCCGATTCAACAATGTTGCCATCCCAATCTGTCGCAGTCATTCGGTTTGGTGAGTCTATTGGTCGGTGTGGTGCGCCAATGGCGGCCAGCACGTGATGCGAGTCTGATGCTGCACCAACGGCGTGAGGAACCATCCCAGCAACCATGTAAATATCGCCCTCTACAACGTGATACGTTTTCTTGCCAATAGAGATTGTTCCCTTGCCCTCAAGGCAAAGTAGCAAGTGATCGCCAGCGTGAGTGTGAATTGGGAAACTGTCGCCAGCCTCAACGCGCAATACATCTACGCCCAAGTGTCCGTTCGTGTGAACTGGAACTCCCTTAGCCTTAGCGCCTACTACATCAACTCCAAGTTCAAGGATTTTGTATCGCAGTTCTAAAAGGTTGGTTACGACTAGTTCATTTTCCATGATGCTCATTTGGACTCCAAGTAAAGGTTGCAGATTTCATAAAGTGCTGCAGGTGCATCCATCGTATCATTTGCGATTTTGTACGTATTTACGGCCTCAACAATTACTCGTCTTTGGTCGGCAGTGAAAGCCCAAGACAGTCCGTAGGCATGGCCACCTGAAAAGGTTGGGTCTAGAACTACGGCTGGTTCTGCAGTATCGGTTGATTTAAGATTTTCTAACCATGACATGTCGCGTGGCTCAGGATTGCTTGGCGGCTGCAGCGCGTCAAATCCAAACTCATCAACTGACCAGCCTTGCGCGTCTAGTTCTAATAGTGTGTTTTTCAAAATCTCTGGATCCCAGTCAGCAAGTTCGCCAGTTCTGTTATCGGCCAGCGCGAATGCCTGAGCCTTTTCCCATGTCCATTCTTTAGGAACTCTGCGCACTGGGATTTCTTTCAGGCCAATTTCTTTTGCGGCCTCAAGAGTTCCATTTCCTGCAATCACTACGTTGTCACCCCAAACAATTACGGGCTTTACAAATCCAAATAATTCAAGGCTGCCTTTTATGGCTTCAATGTTTTTCTTGTTATGAATGCGTGCGTTTTCTGGGTCAGGCTGCAGACTAGAAACGCTTACTTGCTCGATGCTCATGGCTGTCATGCGGCCTATCTTGCCATTAAGCGCATTGACTATGCAAATCTGAGCGCATTAACTTTCCGATGGAAGTAGATGGGCTGCTCCATTAAGCGCCCATTAAGCACTTAATCTCAGCCGATGGAGTGGCATATTAGGCGGCATCTAATCTAATAGCGGCTAAAAGTCCCGTCGTTACTGAGGTTATTAGATTTGATTAATAATTTGATGGCCAGCATTAAACTTAATCACCCATTCCATCAGGCCATATTGGGCAGGCTAATCTCGGTTAATGGCTGCACCCATCAGAATCCATCGGGGCTTAAATCTCAGGCTAATCCCCACAGCCAATGGGATTATCTATGAAGCGGCCTGAGAGCCACGCTCAGCCAGTTTCTTGCGCTAGGGGTAGTCCAGCCCCAGACAGGCTTAGATGCCCTGAGATTGGCCTATTTCAAAAAACTTGAATTTCGCGGAAACACGCATTGGCATTGGCTTGGGGTAGGTCACCCATTGCCCATTGAGAAAATTATCCACCCCTACGTTATTGGGGGAGGGGTATCTTGCCTCCTGCTATTGCATGACCGATGGGCTGGCAGCAATGGACTGTTTGGGTCGTGTGGCAGGTAATGGTCAGCAGTCCAAGGGTCGTTAGGTTTCGCACCCTCAAGGCAGAGCCAACAGACTGTTGCTGATTCCCTTACTGCTTTTGCTCTCTTGCGATAGTCGCCTGAGTAGTGTGTGCGTTGTGCCTTGCGTGCATCTATGCGTGCGTTGACTATGGCTTGGTGCTTATCGCAACGAGAACCATTGCGAGTTAGTTCCCCACAATTAAGACAAGGTCTGGCAAAGCCCACTAGTCCTCATCGTCCCAATACTCAACAGACCAAGGCGCGCCAAACCCTACGGCTTGTGATTGTCCACCTGTGTCAATGCTGGC